CTGAGCTGTATTTGTTCAGTTTTACCTCCTACTTCCGTACCTAACCTACTAAATAGAGTATCATCGGCTTTATGCCCTACAGGTACTACTCCCTGCATCTCAGTATGTTCCACCCAGCCCTCAGGGATTTCAAAGGCTGGTCTGTCCCATATAGCAACCAACCCTATAGGCACTGTCTTTCTTACTCGCTCTTCGAGCTTTTCCAATCGCTTAAGAATAGAGTTGTCATCGGAAAGGGTTTGCTGTTCTATTTGTTGGTTGTTCAAAATACGCTTAAAGGCCGCCCAAGGATAAGTTCTGGTGCTATTGCCAAAGGTAGCTACCTTTTGGATATAGACATTCTTTGACGAGCCATCTTCAAAGGCTTGTGCGATTTGGGTCTCTTTGATAAAGACAGTAGCTCCTATGGTAGTTCCCTCAAAAGGATATAGTTCCCCTTCTATGGCAACCACACCATCGCTAATGGTATTGCCTACTTGCTCGCAACCTGATACAATGGCTAAGTCGCCCGTTAGTCCGCTGATAGCATTGAATATCTTATAGGTGTTCTGTAAAAAATTGAGCGTTTCGGTCGTTAGAGGAAAACCTCCCGCTTGGTTACAATGGATAATATTCATTTTGTTTAGTTGTTAGTGGTTGGTTAATCTATAAGGCAATCATATAACGTTTGCTGGCCAATTTGTAGAAGTCAATTAGGGCTTCCATTTCAAAGAAACGGTAACGTCCTATCTCGGAGGTGGGTGTCTTTTGGCTGTCCCATACCTCTTGGGGTACTTTGACGATAAAGTCAACCCCAGTATCGGCATAATCCACACCACGACGAAGGAACATAGCACCTAAGAACTTAGGCTTGCGCTCGGCTTCGGTATAGATGTATTGGCTTTGGTACTGGCTACCCTCAAGGATACGGATACGCCTAAGGGTGGGGTCAAAAGTATCGTTGAGCGCCTTGCGTAGGTAACATACCTGTCCGTTGAGCGAGAGCTTCCGAATGTCGGCTGCTCTCTTAAGAGTAAAGTCATAATGCAGCCTCCCTATGGGGGCTACTAACATTCTCAACCAACCTACCAATTTAGCTTTACGCAAAAAAGTAGGAATCAGTAATAAACTTAGTTTTTCTATGTCAAGTTGAAAGATTCTCATATTCCTTACTATTTAGCAATGTAACGTATCCGTGATTCATTCCAATCTACCTCAAAGTAGCCACTATAAGGGATTTGAGATACATTGATATTCTCAAAGGATCCATAGCCACGTGTATTGGGGTCTATCCATGCCGTGGTTACTTCCTTAAGGTGTGGGATCTTGACTCCATTGACAGCCTGCAAGGCGTCGACAAGGTGTGCTACAATCAGCTCACCATTAAAGGGTAGGTGCTTGAGGTAGGTTTCTATAGCCTCCTTAACTGGGAGTTTAGCTGAGAGTATATCCATACCATTACTATCCAAGACAAGCGGGTCATAATACACGTCTAAGCTAAGCACCAATTTGTCGGGCAGGTAGTTAATCACGGTTGCTCGTACACCTGCATCTTTTATTTCGGCTATGTAGCCCTTGAAAGCATTATGTTGATCTTCTGTAATAGGTAGCAAGCGCCCGCCACTTTCGGTGGCTATCTTGACAATCAATCGGCCGTCTTCGCTTTCCACAACAGCCGAGTACTTGACTATCTTGCTTGCCTCTATTTGCTCCTCAGTATGTCCTTGGTTGTTGAACTTATCACTTTCAGGCAAAAGGTCAAAGCCGTACTGAAAGGCAAGGGCTTTACTTCGGTACCAACGTGCGGTGTGAGGGGTAAGCTCGGCAAGGCGTATGTCTATATCTGCCCTATGTAGGTCAAACAGCTTCTCTAAACTCCATATAGCTACTGAGATGATATAGACCCACAAGCGCCATATAGCCACTTTGGAGGTGCTATTAAGCTCGTTTAGAGCAGGCTCTTGTGTCTTGGCTTGGTAGATGAGTTCTTGTATTTCTTGTATGCTTCGTGACATGGTTCTAATGACTAATAATCAGTGGTTGTAGTT